GGCCAACTCACCGAGGCCGCCACCGATGGCGGCTGGTTCTCCTCCGTCCGCGCCCGCAACTACGACACCCGCATGGCGCTGTGGGACGGCCAATCCTCCGATGGCCGCAAGTGGGCCAGCAACTACGGCAAAAATGTTTTCCCCTGGGAAGGCTCTGCCGACAGCCGCATCCGCCTCGCCGATCTCGTCTGCAACCGCGAGGCCCAGCTTTGTCTCACCGCCACCTTTGCCGCCCGCTTGCAAATGATGCCGGTCGAATCCTCCGACGCCCTCTCCCGCACGGCCGCCGAGGCCGTGTTGAAGTGGATGCTCTTCACTCACTGCGCCAGCGACCTCCGCCGCGAACTCGAACTCGCCCTCAACATCCGCGCCACCTACGGCATCGCCATCATGGGCGTGTTCTGGAAAACGACGACACGCATCGAGGAAAAATCCGTCAGCCTCGAAGACCTCATCGTCATGGCCCAAGAGCAGGGCGACCCCGCCTCGCCGCTCGCCATGCTCATCGGCGCGATCCTCGATCCCCTCCAAGAAGAGATCGCCATCGAACTCGCCGAGCAATTCGCCCCAGGCACCGGCACCGCCGCCAATGTCCGCAAGCTCCGCGAAGGCGGCACCGTCGAATACACCGAGCCCTACATCTTTGAGAGCAAGCCCGAGTGGACCGCCCTCGAACCTTTTAACGACATCATTTTCCCCACCGCCACCTACGACCTGCAACGCGCCCCCTGGATCGCCCGCCGCGAAATGGTGACTTGCGAGGAGCTGGAAGAGCGCACCGTCACCGAAGGCTACCCCTACGAATTTTACGAGAAGGCCGAGAACTACAAAGGCACCAGCCTTTGGCCGATCTACGCCCACCAGAACACCAACCGCCGCGACAGCATCCTCTGGCAAGACCACCGCGACCTGGTGGAAATCTGGCATGTCTATTCCAAGGAAACCGACGAGAAGACCGGAGCCACAAAAATCATGTGCCGGGTCATGCACCCGAATGTGGACATCTTCGCCAAAGAAGAAATCTCCCCCTACTCGCACGGCGAATATCCTTTCATCGAACTCCCCCGCGAGCGCGTCACCCGCTGCCTCATCGAAGCCCGAGGCATCCCCGAGATCGTCAGCACCATGCAGGCGGAAATCAAAACCCAGCGCGACTATCGCACCGACCGCGCCGGAATCGCCATCCTGCCGCCCATGCGCGTGCCCGCCAACCGTGGCAAGCTCGACATCATCCTCGGCCCCGCCGTGCAAATCCCCGAGCGCCGCCCCAACGAAATCGGCTGGATGCAACCGCCGCCCTTCGACCAGGGAACCATCGAGATCGAACGCGCCGTGCGCCGCGATGTGAATGAATACTTCGGCATGGCAGGCGAGGGAGTCGATCCCAACTACACCGCCCTCGTCCAGCAGCACACGGTGGACCGCTGGCTCCGCGACTTCAAAGCCATCGTCACGCAGACCTATCAACTGATGCAGCAATACATGCTGCCCGTCCAAATACTCCGCGTCTCCGGTGGCCAAGTCCTCCCTTTCCAAGCCGACCGCGAAAGCATCCAAGGCAAGTTCGACCTGATCGTCGATTGGGACGCCCGCAACCTCGACGCCGAAGCCCTCGGGGCCAAGCTCGACTACATTTCCAAAGCCATCGTGCCGATGGATACCGCCGGAGTCATCGACCGCGCCGGGCTCATCAAATTCATCATGAGCGCCGTCGATCCCGTTCTTGCCGAAATGCTCGTCCGCGACCCCGGCCCCGCCGCCGCCATGGAAGCCAACGAAGAGCAACTCGCCTTCACGAAGATCGCCGCAGGCACCGAACCCGAACTTCCCGCCGAAGGGCAAAACCACCAGCTCCGCGCCCAAGTCCTCCAAGGCATCATCGCCGCCAACCCCGCCCTCCAGCAGCGCATCCAGCAAGACGAGATTTTCCGCAACATGATCGAGGCGCGCATGAAGGGTTTCAACTTCCAGATCCAGCAGCGAGAAAACGCCCAGATCGGCCGCCAAGGCACCCTGCCCGCCTTGCAACAAGGAGGCCCGCAGTGAAATCCATCCCCTACAAAAAAGTCCGCGACGGCGTGATCTCCCGCATGGGCATCGACCCAGCGCAGCCGCTCATGGCCTCGCAGGCTTCCGCGCTCGCCGAGTATTTGACCACCGCTGCCGCGACCGCTTGGACTTTCTTTGATTGGCCCGAGGTTTATTTGACAGAAGAGCGCACGCCGAATGGCTCGGCTTGGTTTGCTACTGGCTATGTTTACCAATCGGAAGTCGTCGGCACCATTGCCTACTTTGGCCGCGCCCCGTCTGGTTCTGAGACCAGTGACCTCGTTTGGCGCGTCAAGAAAATCACAACCACCGACAGCGGCGATGTGGTCGCGGTCGAAACGGCTGTGGATATCGCGTGGGATGCCCGCGCATCGGCCACCTATGCGGTTTCTACAAATAACGACGCCGAGATTCCCTACATCCTATTCGACCAGGATAACCTCTCGCCCATCGGCGAGATCATGGCCATCTGGGACGCCGACCCAACGAGCGGAGCCTATGCCCGCAAGGTGCGGTATTTACTCAACGAGGACCGTGTGCTGCTCATCGATGCAACAGGCGAGACCGGCAATGTGTGGGTGCAGTTCCTGCTCCCGCAACCTCGCTTCACGACAGACGATTTTTCCGTAGCCACCGCCTACGCAGCCGGAGATATCGTGTTCTACAACACCACCGGCGATTGCTACATCGCCCGCCAATCCACCACCGGCAACCTCCCCACCGATTCGGAATACTGGCGTCGCTACCGCATCCCCGCGTTCCTCGCCGATTACCTTAAATTTTACGCACTCGCCGAGACGCTCTCCGAGGACGGCCAGATGGACAAGGCCAACTACCAGTTCGCCCGCGCCGAAGGCATCCTGCAACAACGCATGGACGACGCCTGGCTGCGCAAAGGCGAGGTCCGCCGCTACTCCGCCAGCTTCCAATAACACCCCCCTTGACACCCCTCCCGATAATTAAATTACTGACATGAGCAACCCCACCGTCCAGATCGCCGCCCGCTCCTCTGCTGGCATCGTGCAGCCCGTCCAAGCCACATCAGATGGGGCTCTGCGAGTCACCACCGGATTTCCAGTTCCTCTCTACGACAAGTTTGAAGTCTTCAAAGTCGGTGCCACGAACAACACCGATTACACCGAATACAGCTTTGGCGGAACCGCAGTCGCCCGCATCCGAATGACCTATTTCGGCGGCGTTCCCGCGACTGACAACGCCCAACTCAAAACCTCCTTCGTTCAGTATCCTCCCTTCGCGTAACCATGTCGCAAGTTTCGTTCGATCCCCTCACTGGCACGATGATCAGCACCACCGCCCAGGTGGCGCAGCTCGACTCCTCGGGCCAAGTCTCCGGCTCGATGATTCCCGACGAGTTCGACGATGTGCAGACTTTCCCCGCCGTCGCCGACTTCCCCGCGCCTGGCTTGGTCGGCCGCATTTACTTTCCCGCAGATACCAACCTCCCACACCGCTGGGATGTCGAAACCCTTTCCTACATACCCATCGTCGCCGATTCGGACGGCGGTGAGTTTTAGGACTAACCCCGCAGAACAACCCCAATACCCCTAAAACATCATGGCAAATATCAGAATCAAACGCCGCTTGACCGGCGCAGCAGGAGCCCCCGCAAGTCTTCTTTCGGGTGAGCCAGCGTATAACGCCGTAGACGGCGTTCTCTACCTTGGAACCGGCTCATCGGTGGTGCCAGTGGGCGGAAGCCACTACGCGACCGCAGCCGCTCTCGCTACCGAGACCAGCAACCGCACATCGGCAATCTCCTCGGAGAACTCCCGTGCCGTTGCAGCGGAGCAAGCCCTCGGCACACGCATCGACAATGTCCTCAGCAATGTTGACGGCGCAGCCCTCGATAGCTTGACAGAGGTTGTGAGCGCTTTCCAGAGCGCAGATTCCAGCTTGAACGGAGCCATCACCTCCCTCTCTAACAGCGCCTCCTCGGCCCTCACAGCCGAAGTCAACCGCGCCACCGCAGCCGAGCAAGCCCTTGA